GAATTAAACTATCTGGACCTTACCACATTAGGTACATCAGAAGATTCTAAAGTAGTAACCCAAGACGCTTCCGGTGATATTGTTATTGGCTCAACCGCAGGTGATCAGACAATGGATATCGCTTGTCATGATCTCGTGGATGGTGGTTTAAAACTTGCTGGAACATTAGTTACCGCTTCTGCAACTGAGTTAAATTTAATTGATGGGTATACTGGTACAACTGCCGAATTAAATTATAATGATGTCACTACTTTAGGAACTGTTGAAGCATCTAAAGCAGTTACTGCTGCTTCTACTACAGCAACTGTTAATTTTGCTGATAAAATTTTACAAAGACCTGAAATAAAAGATTACTCAGAAACTAAAGTTGCTTTAGCTGCTGCAGCTACTGTAGATATTGATTTAACAACAGGTAATGTATTTACTTTAACAGCAGACCAAAATACTACTTTTACCTTTAGTAATCCATCTCCTACTGGAAAGTCTTGTTCTTTTACTTTAGTATGGACACAAGATTCATCCGATAGAACGATTGCATGGCCAGCGTCAGTTGATTGGGCTGGTGGTTCCGCTCCAGATGTAACAAGTGGCGCTGCAAAAATAGATGTTTACACCTTCTTTACGCTAGATGCTGGAACTATATGGTACGGTTTTCAAGCTGGCGCTGACATGGCCTAAGGAGATATATTATGCCTTTAGGAGCGAGTAAGATTGGATTGATGGCGGCGGCGGCTGGTGGTGGGAACTATTTTGGTGATGGGTCTGATGGCGCTAACACGACAACTGGGGATGAAACTTTCACAGTCAATGTTACCACCACAGACATGACGCTGAAACAGTACACCACACTTACCGTGAGTGCTGGTCATACGATGGGTGTGGATAGAAATTCTCGCGGCTTGTTTATTTACGTGCAGGGTGATTGCGTTATCAACGGCACTTTATCTATGTCCGCCGGGGCTTGTAGCGGGTTAACGGGAGGTACTTACTGGGGTCAATCCTTTGATCCAACATCCAACACAGCGTCTAGCGATAGTGCGTCTGTGTCGGCAACAGGATTACGACTTCCTTTACTGACGGCAGCCGGTTCTGAAACATTGGCCGCCGCAGACTTTGCAGGGTGTGGTACAGCGGTTGTAAATGCTGTAGCCAATCAGGTTGGGATTTCCGGTAATGGGAATATCTTTCAGTTAGCGGCGACTGGTGGCGCTGGTGGGTCCGGTGTTTGCGACGGGGCTTCATCGATGACTAGCGGCAATACAGGAACAGCATCCTCAGTTTCTGGAACAACACTTACAGCAGCGGGTGGCAGCAGTGGTGAGGCGAGGGGCATAGGTAATACCAGATGTTCAGGTGCTGGTGGTCAGGGCTCATGTTTTGGAGGTGGTGGCGGAACTGGCGGGACTACCGGTTCCAACGCATCATCAGAATCTGCAGCAAGTTGGTCAGGAGTAACCAACGGGTCTGTTTCTGGTGGTGGATGGTGGGGTCAGAAAGCGGGTAATGGTGGTGGTGGTGGTGGAACACTCATTCTAATAGTTGGTGGCGATCTGACAATCGGAGCGTCTGGTTCAATTCAGGCTAACGGTGGCGGTGGTGGCACTTCTGGCTTCTCGTATCTTGCTGACGGTGGTGGTGGAGCGGGTGGAAACGTTCTCGTCTGCTACGCGGGAACACTGACAAACAGCGGCACGATAGCAGCAGCAGGCGGGTCTAATTGTGGTGGTGGTGCATCGAATCAGGCCGGAGCGGTACTATCTCAGCAAATACTATAGGGCTGATGAAATTCCTATAATTTATCTAGACTGGAGTTAAGAAAAAATGAGTTACGCAAAAATACAAGATGGGTCAATTAGTAAATACCCTTACACCTTTTTTGATTTAAAAAAGGACAACCCCAACGTATCTTTTCCAAAAAATGTTTTGGAGGAAGAAAGTTCTCGCAATGAGTTTGGAGTCGAGTTAGTTGTGAAAACTAATGCCCCTTCAAAAAAGGGATATATTTCCGTGGAGGAAGAGCCTTCTTTTAGTGGAGATTCGTGGATTCAAAATTGGGTATTAAACCCTAAAGAAGTTGGTAATGTAAGTCCTGATGAAGTTGAATCTGTAGAACAGCCAGTTAAAGATGGATACTCTTATACTCTAGGATCACCAGAATTAGTTGATGGTGTTTGGAAACAAAACTGGATTATGAGTGAAAATACATGGCTTGTGAATAGGGTTAATTCCTATGGCTCTCTTATTGAACAAATTGAATACATCACTGAAAATGGGTTAGAGGCATGGCAAGCGAAAGTCGCAGAGATTAAGGCAAAATATCCTAAATCATAGGTAGTAAATAAATGTCTATTACATCTACTTGAGGAAAGACGTTAAATGAGAATTTTAGCATTTAACATTACACACGATAGTTCTGTATGTAGTTTGTTAGATGGCAAAATAGAATTTTTTTGTAAAGAAGAAAGACTAACTCGTAAAAAAAGAGATAAACATCCTTTTAAATCTTTAGAACTATACGCAGATTTAAAATTAGGTAAGGTAGATCATGCGCTTTATCTAACTCCCTTAAATTGTGAGCCTGATATAGAAACAGTTTGGGAAAATTATATTAATAAAAAATTTAATGTAGAAATGGAAAACTATTCATCTTTACTACATCACAAATGTCATGCCAGTTTAGCCTACCACAACAGCAAATTTAAAGAGGCTTTAATTTTTGTAATTGATAGAAATGGTAGTATGTTTTTTATGAATGGTTCTCCTGTAGCAAGAGAAAGTGAAAGTGTTTTTATTGGAGATAAAAATCTAAAATGTGTTTCAAAAAATTTTTGGATAGAATTAAACAAAGATTCTGAAAAACTTAACATCTTAAATTCTTTAAAAGCCTATTATCCTGATTGTGATATTTCTGCAAATAACTGTTTAGGAATTACTAGAGTGTATGAGGCTGCAACTACTTTGATTGGTCAAGATGCTTTAGAGAACGGTAAGACAATGGGACTTTCTTCTTATGGCAAAAAGATTAATGAAAAATTATTTATAGAAAATATACCGAACGCTAATAAATTTAGTTTTTTAGCAGCGCGGCAAGTTGGTCAGGAAGGCGTGTGTTTTTACAACTGTGAAAATTTAATAAACAAAGATATTAACGAAAATAATTATAATTTTTATGCAGATAAAGCCAAGTTAGTACAAACAGAAACACAAGAACAAGCATTAAACTTAATAAAAAAATATGTAGACAAGACAGGTATTAAAAATGTTTGTTTGGTAGGCGGTTATGCTTTGAATGTTGTGGCCAATAATTTTTATATAAAAAATTTACCCGGTGTTAATTTTTATTTTGAACCTGTTGCGGATGATACAGGTATATCTATTGGTGCTGCTATGTTGAAATACACAGAAGAAACTTCAAAGAGTATTCATCCATGCAAAAATAATTTTTTTCATTACTATAAAAAAGAAAAACTAGACGTAGGAAAAAAATCTAACATTAATGAAGTATGTGAGTTATTAGAAAATAAAAAAAGTGTGGCTATATTTGAAGGCAACCCAGAAGCCGGCCCCAGGGCTTTAGGACATAGAAGCATTTTATTTGACCCAAGACACTCTGATGCTAAACAAATTGTCAACAATATTAAAAAAAGAGAATGGTATAGACCTTTTGCAGGAGTTGTTTTAGACACTGAATTTAAAAAATATTTTGAAACGTTAGATATAAAGGATAGTCCTTACATGACAATAAACTTTAATGTCTTGCCCAAAGTTAAAATCCCGGGAGTTGTACATGTAGATAACACCTGTAGAGTGCAAACAGTATCACATGGTTTTTTACATAAACTACTAAAACAATTTTATATAAATACAAAATGTCCAGTATTACTAAATACAAGTTTTAATCTAGCAGGAGAACCTTTAGTTCAAACTAAAAAAGATGCTTTATTAACATTGGAAAATAGTTCGTTAGATGCTATATATTTTGTAGAAGAAGAAAAAATGGTATGCAAACTCGCGGCTACGGACTTACACGCTCTGCAAGACGTAACCTTGACTGAGGATATGCGGGATTACCGACAAGCACTGCGCGATTTACCAGAAGGGTTGAGAACGGCATACATTGTATAAACGCTTATTCCGACAAAAATGAGGTAGCAACACTTTTGCAAGGTGAAAATGAATGGCAATAACATCATGGGCCGCAACAACAGGAAACTGGAACGATAGTAAATTTAGTCGTGCTTGGGATGGTCCGAATATTACTCCAGCGAAAGGAGATATAACTTTAAGTAGTTCTAGTCCTAACTTTGGACAAGAGTTTTTTGTCTCACCTGGTGTTGCCAATCTTGAACTATTACAATCTTATGAATGGGATCAATTAACCACTTCATGGATTACTACTCCCGGTACTTGGACAACAGGACCGGTTCCTGAAGTTGCTGTTGGAACTGGGATATCTCCAGATAAAGCTTCTTTAACTTTTACCGCATATTCCCCTAGCTCAGGGATTGTATATGATTTTAGAGTAACTGCGCCCACTCTTACTTTAACTGGGCAATTGCCAGCAGCAGGAGAAGGGTGGACTATATCCCCCGATAAGGCTTCAATAGAAATAATCCAGACTTACAACTGGAATAACTATGGGGGGATATGGGCGGCTTCTTCAGATAATTGGAATGTTGTTCCGTTTGTTCCTACTGCTATTGAGACTGGACAGAACGAACCAGTTGCTGGTTCTTTAACATTATCTGCCGTAGCCCCGAATAGAACTGTACAACAACTCTGGTATGTTCCTTCTGCAAGTTTGGCTCTTACTGGATTTATTCCAAAAGATTTAAGAGGGCATATGTTTTACCCAGATACAGTTTCCTTAACTGGTCTTGGTACTACTTCATGGGCCGACACTACTGGAGATTGGTCCAGCGGTTCAGATACTTGGGGCGAAGGAACACTTGTTCCAAGTGCGGGAGTTACTTATACGTTTACAATAGATTCGTCAGGAAATCTTGTATTTACTCCCTATGGGTCGAGATGGCCTTTGGTTAGTGATCCTAAATTTATAGCAACAGTAACACTGATATGATACAGGGAAACCTACATTATGGATAATGTAAAGCGAGAAAAAGAAGTATCTTGGATGGCTTTGGTTCAGAAAAAAGACCCAAGTATACATACTAGACCAGTTACTACATATGTTTTTGATAATGGCAAAAGAATATTTCATAAAGGAAAGAGGTCAAATAGTGGAACTAGAAAAAGCTGAAACATTCAATATAAATGACTATACTTTAGCAAAAAATGTGGCCGAAAAATTAGAAGAGAAATATCCCGGTTGGTTATGGGCAGTACATGTTATGGATGGAGTAGTTGGTGTTAAATCTATGAGGCTTTCTGGGCAATGGGGATTTATTCTCCATGCAGATAAAATAGATAATGATTATAAATCAGTTGTTAATGCCGGGGGAGAGATACTAGAACGGTATAGACAGAATAGAGGAAAATTTAATCAGACTAAGTACGAGGATTTAGAAATGGATCATCAGGGAAGACTAAATGGAGACTTACATTAATGTCGCTTATCAATCCACAACCTCCCCTAAATGAAGACATACCCCCTGCTGGAGCAGAAGAACTGGGAGATAAGAACGCTCAATGGTTAAGTCTAGCTAGGAAAGCATATGATTCTTCTACTGATTGGGTAGATACTAATTTAAGATACCAATGGGAAAAGAATTTATCTAACTTTAATAGTAGGCATCCACCGGGTTCTAAGTATTTAACTTCTGCCTATGATAAAAGGTCAAGATTATTTAGACCAAAGACAAGGACAACTGTTAGGAAATTAGAATCGGCTATGGCTACTGCATTCTTCACTAATGAAGATATGATGAGTATTAGCCCTGCTAATCCAAATGATCCAAAGCAAATTGCTGGAGCATCTATTGCCCAGTCAATTATGCAGTATAGACTTACTAATACTATACCTTGGTTTAGCACTATGGTAACCGCGCTTCAGGATGCGGCTATTTATGGAACTGTTGTATCTCATCAGTATTGGGAATTTGAAGAGAAGGATGAAACATATGCCTCTGTGGATGATTCTGGTGCTGAAGTTGTAGACATGGAAGGAAATTCGGTAAGAGAAAAGGTAACCTCTACTATAAAAGATTTTCCAGTTGTAGAAGTAATAGAGCCAGAGAATTTTAGGATTGATCCAGCTTCAGATTGGTATGATCCTATTTCTTCATCTCCATATGTTATTCATTTGATTCCAATGTTTGTTCAAGATGTTATGGAGAGAATAGATAATAAGGAATGGCATAAACTATCTATACCAGAACTTCTATCTACTCAGACACAAGATGATGATACTTTACGATTAACTAGGGAGGAGCCTAGAGAAGACCCGCTAGAAGATCAGTTTGAAACTGTAGACGAATTTAAAATTGTATGGGTTCATAAAAATATTATTAAAAAAGAAGGGCAGGATTGGTGCTTTTTTACTGCTGGCACTCAATATCTTTTAACTGATCCTAAGCCTTTGCAAGAGATGTATCCGTGGTTGAAAGATAACGAGCGCCCCTACGTGATGGGAAAGCTAAACATTGAGGCTCACCGTGTTTATCCATCAGCAACTGTAGAACTCACTGAAGAGTTGCAAGCTGCATCAAACGATATATGGAACCAAAGATTCGACAACATTAGGTTGGCGATGAACAAGCGATACCATATACGGAGGGATCGAAATATAGACTTGGATGCCCTGTTCAGGTCTGTTCCCGGTGGTGCAGTTGAGATGGATGATCCAGACCAAGACGTTCGCATCATTGAAACGAGGGATGTTACAGGGTCTGCTTACCAAGAACAGGATCGAATCAATATGGATTTCGATGAACTGCAAGGTAACTTCTCAGCTTCCACCGTAGGCGGCGCTCGTAACCTAAATGAAACAGTTGGCGGCATGGAACTAATCGCTGGTAATACTAACAGCGTTTCTGAGTTTGTCTTGAGAACATTTGCAGAAACTTGGGTTGAGCCAGTTTTAAAACAACTGTTAAAACTTGAGCAGTATTACGAGACAGATGAACATGTAATAGCATTTGCTGGTATAGGCGGAGATTCTGAAGAAGAAGTACCTGTTGGTTTTGGGCAAGATGAAGTTATGGATGAGCTTCTTAAACAAAATGTTCTATTAAAAGTTAATGTTGGTATGAATGCCACTGATCCTGTTGGAAGAGTTCAGAATCTTCTTTATGGCATTGGCAGTCTTTCTCAGTTTCCACAGATGGAAGGAATGTTTAACGTAGAAGAGGTGGCGAAAGAAGTTTTTGCACAACTTGGTTATAAGGACGGTTCAAGATTCTTGATGCCGACTGATGACGAAGACCCGCAGATATCAGAACTACAAGCACAGATTGAACAGATGGGACAGATGCTTGAAACTGATCAGGTTAAGATGCAGGGTAGATTGACTATAGAAGAGATGAAGGCAGAAGCTACTCTAAGGGCCGCTCAGTTGAGATCGCAGACAGAATTGCAGAAAGCGATTATAGGTACTCAAGCAGATGCTGGAAGACTTAATGTCCAGAGAAATGAGGCCAACACAAAACAACAGGATGCAGATACCAGACGGGCTGAATTAATGTTGCAAAGAGATGCCTTGCTTAACCAAGTTATTGATCAAGAAATTTCAAGACGCATGGTAGAAGACAAAGATAAGGTAAGTAAGGTCGGAACCATGGCAAGAGATAAATATAATAAAATACCATATGAGGTAGGATGAGCGAATTTAATAATCCTAGCGACCCCAGAGTAGAAGAGCTTATAACAAGAACTCAAATTGGGCGCAATACACAGGAATTTATAAGAACTCCAACTGGAAAAGCTATTGTTGAAAGAGCGGTACTTGATTATAGAAGCGCAATTTCTGATTTACAAAAGATGGCTTTTCAGGAGTGGTCCGGTTCTTCAGAAGAAGAGCTTAAACATTACCGCAGTATATCTAATAACCTTGCTACCCCTTTAAAGCTACTAAAGTGGCTGGATGCAATTATTGCAGATGGTGATAATGCAGAAAAGTTGGCGAAGTATGGAGAAGCGGAATAAATTAGGAGAGTAAGATGTCAGACGCTACCCCACAGGATGCGGAAGTTGTAAAGCCTAGAGAGGAGATGATGGAAAATATCGCAGCTTCTAGGGAGATTGAAGTTTTAGAAGATATTGTTGGAGAAGAAGCAGCCCAACAAATGATTGAAGAATCCGAAAAAGAGACTGAAGAGGAGGTTGAGGAAGAAATACAACAAGAAGACCCGAAATCTCCTGTATGGCAGTCAGACGGACAATGGGTTACTTCAGTTAAAGTAAATGGTGAAGAAGTAGAAGTTCCTTTTGAGGGATTAAAAACTTCTCATCAAAAAGATGCAGCATCACAAAAAAGATTTGAAGCTGCTGCTCAAAAAGAAAGATTTCTTCAGCAAAAAGAAGAGCAATTACGAAATTACGTAATGCAGTTGAAAGAAAAACAATCTTCTCCACCCCAAGAGGACGAGAAGGAAGTGCCTGATGATGATTCTTATAAAGAAAAAGTAAAGGAATATCATCAAGCATTGTATGAAGATGATGCGGATAAAGCCGCAGAATTGTTGCAGTCTTTGACAGCGGGGCGCATACAAGATGCTACCCCAAACGTAGAGGAAGCAGTTAATAAAGCTTTAAGCGAAGCTTTTGCTCGCCAACAAGTGGCTCAGGCAAGACAGAAACAACAGGAATACGAAAACTCAGTCAAGGAAGCAGTTTCTTGGTTTGAATCTGAGTATTCTGAGATTGCTACTACTCCTGAGTTAAGGGCTATTGCAGATAATAGAACGGTTACCATTATGAAGGAAAATCCTAATATGGCACCGGGACACATTATCCAAGCCGCCGCTGAGTACGCGAGAGAATGGGCTAATCTTAATCTATCTAACGGAAAAAATAATGAACGGTCCGAAAGAAAGAAAAGAATAGTCTCTGAACCAAAACAAGCCCGAAAGACAGCTAAGATCGGAGAAGACGAGGAGGTGGAGAAAACTCCAAGCCAAGTCATCGAAGATATGAGGAAGTCAAGAGGGCAACCCATAAACAAAATATAGGAGATAGTTATGGCAGGACAAGTATGGTCTGTCAACACTTCTGGTGGGTATATGTATGCGCTTAATCTCAGCCGTGAGTTGAGAATGGCGGTTCAGCCTGTTGTCAAATTTCGACAGTTTTGCGACATTAAAGATGCCGCACATCAAGGTTTACACCGTGGCGATACATTCCATTGGAACGTGTTTAGTGACGTTTCTACTCAGGGTACCACCCTGACTGAAACTAATACGATCCCAGAGACTTCATTTACGATTTCTCAGGGTACGATGACGATTACAGAAGCAGGTAACTCAGTCCCATGGACAGGGAAACTTGATGACCTAAGCGAACAGCCAGTTCGTGAGATCGTCCGAAAAGTGCTAAAAACCGATGCAAAGAAAGCATTTGATAATTTAGCTGCCGCTCAGTTTGATGCCGCAAAGTTGCGTGCAGTTCCCACTGCGGGTACCAGCACGACAGCGCTGACATTAACCACGAATGGTACAGCTACACTAGTCAATACTGTTGCTATGGGTAAGTTACATGTTCGATTGATGGTTGATTTAATGAAAGAACGTAATATCCCAGCATACACTGGCGATGATTATTACTGTCTTGCATGGCCCTCAACCTACGCCACCTTGAAGAGTGATCTGGAAGGAATCCATCAGTATGTGGATCAAGGCTTTCAGATGATCATGAATGGTGAAATCGGTAGGTACGATGGCGTTCGGTTCGTTGAGCAAACACACATTGCTAAAGGTTCTGGTATCGGCACATCTGCCGCTGCTTGGGCGCAAGGCTTAAGTGATTGGGCTGTATTCTTTGGCGAGGATACGGTTGCAGAAGCTATTGCAGTTCCTGAAGAGATGAGGGGAAAAATTCCCGGCGATTTCGGAAGGGACCGTGGGATAGCGTGGTATTACTTAGGTGGTTTTGGCATTACTCACACTCAAGCTGCTCAGTCACGTATTGTGATCTGGGACAGTGCATCATAGGAGATATATTATGAGCTATAGTGATCCAAGAACCTATATCTACCAAGATACAGTAGAAACTGATTTCGCTGCTGGCACTGGTACTGCTTGGAGTTTTAAAGGTCCAAGTGGTAAACAGGGTAGTTTGAAAAACATCGGAGTGCATGTAACTGAAACT